ACCTGTGGGTCCTGTATAGCCTGTAACTCCGGTGGGACCAGTTTCACCAGTTACTCCTGTATAACCCGTAAAACCCGTAGGCCCTGTATATCCCGTAACTCCTGTTGCTCCTGTAACTCCTGTTGCTCCTGTAACTCCTGTATAACCTGTATAACCTGTATAACCCGTAGGCCCTGTATAGCCTGTAACTCCTGTTGCTCCTGTATAACCTGTATAACCTGTATAACCTGTAGGCCCTGTATAGCCTGTAACTCCTGTAGGTCCTGTATATCCTGTAAAGCCTGTGGGTCCTGTATATCCTGTATAACCTGTAGGACCAGTGCGTCCTGTATATCCCGTGAAACCAGTGGGTCCTGTATATCCTGTGAAACCAGTGGGACCTGTATAACCGGTGAAACCAGTGAAACCAGTGGGACCTGTATATCCCGTAGGCCCTGTGGGGCCCGTATATCCAGTTGGACCAAACGGATTATACCCAGTGTAAGGAAGAGGGCGCCTTGTGGCGATTCCATTTCCAATCATGAGGATAGAACTCGGTTGACCGATCCAATGGATTCCATCAGACGAAGTAGCTGTTATATTGGTGCCTTGGCCTACGGCTACCCATACTAAGCCATTCCATGCGATACTTTGACCTTGTATAGAAAAAATAGATGTTCCAAGTCCAAACCAACCAGTTTGAGCAGTCGGGTCTTTTGTATAAGCAATTGTATTGGTGCCTTCGCCAACAGCCACCCACATTGACCCATTCCATGCAATACCATTTCCTTGTATAGAAAAGATAGAGGCCCCAATATTAGTCCATCCACTTGTTCCCAAGGTCGAATAAGCAATCGTGCTACTTCCTTTACCAACAGCTACCCATGTTATTCCGTTCCACGCCACATTGTTTCCTTGCACTGAAAAAATCGTATTGGAATTTAGAACTGCTGTCCATGTGATTCCATCTATAGAAGTGCCAATGGAATTAGAAGCATTTCCTACGGATACCCAGAGATAACCGTTCCAAGCAATGCCACGTTGAACTCCTAAAGGGCTCGATACTAGTGACCATGTAATACCATCTGGTGAACTGGCCAAACCAGAAACAGACACTGCTATAAACTTTGAATTTCCCCAGGCTATATTATAACAATCAATCGGCTGACCAATTGTTCCAGGGGTGATAAATATACCGGGTCCACGAGTAGTCCAGTTTATTCCATCTGATGAAGTAGCAAAAGGTCCGCCTGATCCGGAACCACAAGCTAGCCAAATAGAACCATTCCAACACACCCCATTAGCATATCCTAAAAAGGTTTCTATTCCTTTTACATCGAATCCCATAGTTAAAGGATTCGAAGGAGAAAATGATTTTACAATGGTGCTAGTGCCTCCACCCATGACTATCCAGGCATCCTGACTTGCGCTCCATTCACACGCTGTAGCAGTGCCTGTAGGTGAAAATACTCCTGAACCATAACCGGTCCAAGCTGTTCCGTTTGTAGAAAAAGCCAAAGTGTTTGTTCCAGAACCAGTGGCTAAAAAATAAGAATAGGTTGAATTCCAAGTTACATTAATTCCTGCAGTTGAAAAGGTGGTAACACCCAGACCAGTCCAACCTGTAGCACCGGTGGGATCCGTTGAATAAATGATTGTATTATTACTGCCATATCCTGTGACAACCCATATTCCCAAAGAGGGACTCCACGCTACGCCTTTTGAATTACCGGTATTAAATAACGGCGATTGTCCTCTGGCTGTCCACGTAATACCATCAGGAGATGTTGCGATTGCATTAAAATTATTACCTGTAGCTACAAAGACAGTGCCATTCCATGCTACACCTCTGCTTGCTACTGTAAAAATTGTGATTGAATTCGGAACACCTGTCCAGGTCAATCCATCTAGCGAATAAGCTATTGTGAAGACTGTGCCCTGACCAACTGCCACCCAAATCGAGCCATTATAAGTAACAGCTAATCCGCCTACTGAGAAAATATTAGTAGAATTTGGAACCGGAGTCCATGTGATTCCATTTGTAGAAGTGGCAATGGTATTTGTTGCACCTTTTCCTACTGCTACCCACAAGGGTCCACTGGTTGCTATACCTCTGCCAAATTGCGAAAATATACTATTTCCTAGGGAATCGAAACGAGGAGTCCATGTATTTCCATCTGTTGAAGTGGCAATAGTTGTTTGCTTTTGGGTTGCCATGGTGAAATTGGGATTCGATGACGGTGTTCCATAAGTATTTGAACCACCTACACCTACAGCTACCCATAAATTGGTTGAACTGTTATATGCTACACCATATCCCTGTCCTAAAAAAGGAGGGTCACCTACACCCGTCCATGTATCGCCATTATTTGAAATCATGAGTGTATTTACTGTTCCAGCTCCTACAGCTACCATTGCGTTTTCACCAAACCCTTGTGAACCGGTTGGACCTGTATAACCAGTGGGTCCTGTATAACCCGTATATCCTGTATATCCTGTGGGTCCTGTATACCCTGTATAGCCTGTGGGTCCTGTATAGCCAGTGGGTCCCGTATACCCTGTATAGCCTGTGGGTCCTGTATATCCTGTGGGTCCTGTATATCCTGTATATCCTGTGGGTCCCGTAGGGCCTGTAGCGCCGGTTACACCTGTCGCTCCTGTTATACCTTGAGGACCAACTAATGCTACTGGGAATCCTAGTAATAAAGTGGCTGTTTGATTTGAATAATTTAATACAACCGCGGTATTATTAATCGTATCTGTGGATATCACTTGAAAATAAGAAGTCAAATTATCATTATCAGTAATTGTAACAAATGCATTGGCACTAATATATTTATTGTTAGGATTACCAATGTCTAAAAAAATGGTTCCAGTATTTCCTTGAAGAATAGGAAGCGAGTTTGCCCTCAATGAGCTTGTTACAAATGCACCGACTTGCCCTGTTGGTCCTGTTACTCCTGTATAACCTGTTGCACCTGTATACCCTGTGGGGCCTGTATAACCTGTATACCCTGTGACACCTGTTGCTCCGCTTAAACCTGTGGGTCCTGTATAACCCGTATAACCCGTATAACCAGTGAAACCTGTGGGTCCTGTATAACCGGTGAAACCTGTGGGTCCTGTATAACCCGTATATCCCGTAGGGCCTGTGGCTCCTGTTTCACCTGTATATCCTGTATATCCTGTGGGGCCTATTGCTCCGCTTAAACCTGTTACTCCTGTAGGGCCTGTATAACCTGTATACCCTGTATAGCCCGTTGGACCTATTTCACCAGTAGTTCCAGTAGCACCTGTTACTCCTGCGCCGGTGGGTCCTGTATAACCCGTATATCCTGTAGGTCCTGTATATCCTGTATATCCTGTTACTCCTGTTGGACCTATTTCACCTGTAGCACCTACGCCTGTAGGTCCTGTATATCCCGTATATCCTGTTACTCCTGTAGCACCTGTATCACCCGTAACACCTACGCCTGTAGGTCCTGTATATCCTGTTACTCCTGTTGGACCTATTTCGCCAGTAGCACCAGTTACTCCCGCGCCAGTAGGTCCTGTATATCCCGTATATCCCGTATATCCTGTTACTCCTGTAGCACCTGTAACACCTGCGCCTGTAGGTCCTGTATATCCCGTATATCCCGTATATCCTGTTACTCCTGTAGCACCAGTTATTCCCGCGCCTGTAGGTCCTGTAGGTCCTGTATATCCTGTTACTCCTGTATATCCAGTAGCACCAGTTATTCCCGCGCCTGTAGGTCCTGTAGGTCCTGTATATCCTGTTACTCCTGTTACTCCTGTAGCACCTGTTATTCCCGCGCCTGTAGGACCCGTATAACCAGTAGTTCCAGTAGCACCCGTTGTTCCAGTAGCACCCGTTATTCCCGCGCCTGTAGGTCCAGTATATCCTGTTACTCCAGTCGCACCCGTAGTTCCAGTAGCACCCGTTATTCCCGCTCCCGTAGGTCCGGTATAACCAGTAGTTCCAGTAGCACCTGTTATTCCCACACCGGTAGGCCCGGTATAGCCTGTAGGACCCGTAGGTCCTGTATATCCTGTTACTCCAGTAGCACCCGTTATTCCTGTTCCAGTAGGACCTATTGCACCCGTAGGCCCGGTTCCTCCCGACCCTCCAGGACCAGGTGGACAAGGCGGAATATTAATATCAATTTGTATAGGTTGTTGAGGACAGCATGGATTTGGAGGATAGCGTTTGGTGATTACATAGTCGGATTGGTTTTGACAACCATTGCGAAACATCCTTTTTATACTATAATATAAATTTTTGCTAAATGTATATTATTTTGTTACCATAAATGGTGTGTATTTACTGAGTCTATTTTAAAAATTACACTTGTAATTTATTTAATTATTGTATTCAGTATTTCCTTGAATTACTGACCAATAACTATGTTCATCTGTTTGATTATAACAATAGTATAAATTACTATCACTGGTATCTTGTGTTATATATAATGTGTTACTTATATACTCAGGGACACTTGTTCCATTTGTTATAGCGGGTGCTTTCGAAATTACCTGAAATCCCACGCCAGGTGGACCCGGATTTCCTTTTGGGCCTTTTATTTTTTCCCCAGGTGGGCCTTTTGGACCTTTTGGACCAGGTGGACCCTTTATTATAACGGGGGGCGATTTATACATACTAGGTGTTAAATTTTGAAAATTCATTTTCCCGTTTAACAACATCTTTACTAACTAACAATATTATTATTTTTTATTAATTAATAATATTATTTTTCTAACCTAAGTTGACTAAATAGAAGGCAAACAGGAAAGACACAACTTAATTGTTCCTAACGATGCAACATCATATTTCACGACCAATGGTAAATCATTCTCCATATAAATTTCTATTTGAGAACACAAATTTGTGCATTTAATGAAATATCCTAAATTTTTTAGAGAAAACTCCCCTTGAATAATCTTGGAAGAATCTTGCTTTAAAATAAATCCCATACTGCCATCTGATTCTGCCCGATGGATTTCAGCCGATGCAAATTGTCCCGAACACTTGAAAATAAGTTCTGACCCCACTGATTTTATCTCCAGCTTATCTGATATACATGACATATCACGAATAATCTTCTGGAAATCAACTGATGGCAAATTAATAATAGATGAAAATGTCACTGCTGGATACTCCAACTCTTCTGGTTCCGGTTCGATTAACCTCAGTTTCTGGGTCTTGCATTGCTTAATATCTCCATTCTCGAACTTCAACGCCAAATGCGAGACAATTCCTTCTACATAATCGGCATTCTCTATATATATTGTCAAAGTATCATCATTGTCTATCGAATTAATCAACTTGAACAAGTGAAACATATTCACACCAATAATAATCTTTTCTTTTTTGCATTCATAGACTTCAAAATTCTGGGCAGCTAAAAACAAATGAACTAGAATAGTATGACTCTTATCCATATTAATGATACGAATTCCATCCGGTTGAAAACTAATATTGGTTTCTAACAAAATATCTTTCAAAGCTGTCATCAATGTTCTAAATGGACTGATTTGAACCGTCTTAATCAGTAATACTGTATTCTCACTACTATCTAGAGCACCGTTTGCGGATGACATATATAATATTATTTATTTTACGAAAATCTTTATGTCCTTTTGTTATAAAATAGTTAAATATAAACGCAGTTCTTATTCAAATACTTTCGGCGACTTTCTTAACTTGGGTGTCTTTTTCTTCAAAGCCTTTGCTAGAAGAAACGCTTTACTACTCTTGTTATCACAACCTTCTTCCAATATAGAGTAATCAACTAAAGCAGCTTTCCCGCCAGTAATAGATGATGCGAGTCTGGCAATTCCCCACGATTGACCCGTTTGATTCGGCCTTGAACCAGATGAGAAATAGGCCCCTGCACCTTTATTAATAATTTTTTCCAGAGCAGCCTTTGAGCATTTCGTCTTTTTTGCTAATTCATCGGTTGCAGCTATTTTATTCGTATTATACATCTTTTCCGCTTTAACAATATGTGGTGACCGTTTGCTTTTAAAGGTATTCACTTTGGCTCTGGTATGATATATGCCTTTTTTATACATTTTCCTAGACTTTCTTAACTCTCTAGATTGCTTAGCGCGGTCTTTCTTTGAGAGATGAAATGGTAAATATCTAAGTGGAACTTTCTTTCTAGTGGATGGCATTGGCTGTCTATAATATATCTATATCTTTATCTTTAGTTAAAAAATAAGAATTATTTTATTCTCATTTTTCAAAATGGAAACAACATGTACTGAATGCCAGGTCTGTAAAAAAGACCCGTCGAGTCATTCTTTTCGCAAAGTGTCAGAACAAGAATTTTATACTTGTCCAGCCGAGGCGTCTAAATATTGGGATACTGAGGGAATTTTGCTACACTATACACTTTTACTTGACAATCATGGTGATAAACCATGGATTTGGATTTTTGATTGTTCTGGATTAGAAATTAAACATATGACCGAATTGTCTACTGCTTATGGTATCGCTACTTTATTAAATGAAAAATATGGGAGACACCTTAGTAAAATTATCGTGAAAGAACCAACTTGGCATATACATGCTATGCTTACTATTTTGTGGCCTTTTTTGAATGATCATATAAGGGGGATAATTTTACTTGAGTAATATTATTTACTCATCTGTTACATACCACAAATTTTTACTTTTAAAAGCATTAATTTTATTATCAACCCCAATCATCCAATTGGCATGCACAAAGTGCAATGGTTTATCCGTTTTTCTAAATTCTAGTTGCAGGTTGGCATATCCTGGATTAGAATGAATCTCATTAAAATAAAGTAGACCATTTGGAAAAGACTCAATATCTAGTAAATGCAATCTTATTTTATCCTGATTTTGTCTTAGTATATGTGCCAGAATAATTTGGTCATTTTCTTCTGATGTTCTATTATTATAAACAACATTCATTATTTGCTTATTTATATCAGTTGGAAAAATAAGCATACATCCACTACAAGGCATATTAATATCATTCTGCATAACAAGCTCCACATTCATCTTTTGTAAATCTGGAATAAGATTATTTAAGTTAGTTAATACAACCGTATCCACATCTAAATACCAGACAATTTTGCCTTCTCTAAGTAATTCATTAATAATTATGTATCTTGTATAAGATAAACTATTAAATCCTTCTGTTCCAAAATCTAGCTTATCGGATGGTTGTTTTAAAGGATGGTAAGAAACAATATAACCTTTTTCTAATAGAATGTCGAAACTCTTTTCATCTGTTACGTATGCTTTATAATTCGTAATACCAGAGTTTATCAATGAAATAATATGATTCTCAGCTATGTCTATACATCCATAGTTAAAAACAGATATAAATAAAACGTCATTCATAATTATTTTACTTAATTAATTACTATTCCTTTATACTATTTTTACTATTGTAATTAATATAAACAAATAGTATATACTATTATTATAATGAAACTCACTTTGAGAGAATGGCAACAAACTAGTAAAAATATTCACGATTTAATAATTCAAGCATCTGTTGTAGATGGTAGCGACCGATGGCAGCCATTTTCAATTGGAATGCAATATAACTGGATGTTGCATTATCAAAAACTAGATAAAATTCAAATTGGCAGTCATACAGAAACAGTACTTACTTGTTTTTCTTCAGGTACAGATTCTAGACGAAGACCATACGGAATTAATCGGTCATCCATATTATTTAATTTAATGAAAAACAATATAACAAATATTAATTTATCACACTCTGATTATTTTGATACGTTACCTGATTACAAATTTGTAATATCACCTGAAGGAAATGGTATTGATTGTCATCGCCATTATGAAGCATTAATTGCCGGATGTATTCCAATTATTGAACATAATGATATGATTAAAGAAAAATATAATGGATGTCCTATTTTATACACAACAGATTATTCAGAAATCACAGAAGAATATTTATTGGAAAAGTATGAAGAAATGTTAGATAAAACCTATGACTTTTCAAAATTATTTTTATCGTATTATGATAAATCTACACAAGAATATATAAAGTTTTGTGGAAATTATTGGACAACTCGATTTGTATCGGATATTTTTTATAAAGATTAATATTTATTTAGAACCCGAAAAGACCTCTATTCTTCTTGGTTCCGCTGCTCTTTCTTCTTTTATTTCCCGATTTGCGACAGAATCTTCGCTTGGTTCCGCGAGCGATTTTGCATCCAGGGGTCTTGCGACAAGCACGCTTTCTCAAGCCCTTGCAACTGGACCTTCTAACACGGCGACGATATGATCTTAATGCGCTCGACCTTGGCATTCTATATACTATCCATATAAAATAATATTTTTCTAAAGAGAATCAAATATATTATTTTATTTTAGTTTTTATAAGGAAAATTAATTACTGAGAAGCAGTAGTTACAGGAGGGACAGAGTTTGTAGGTGTTGGGGTAGGTGTTGTTCCCAATGCAGCATTAAGCATATCTCCAGGATTGCCACCCTTCATTTTCTTTGAACCCTTTCTTCCTTTTCTTGTCTTGCGACTCTTCCCATGCAACATAACAAAGCCGAACTTTCCCTTCTTGGTTCCATAACCAGCCTTCACTAGGCGCTTCTCCTTTTTAGCAGTGAGTTGCTTGGCTTTGCTGACGATGCGACCATTCTTGTTTTGCACTAAATCAGCCTTGGTAAGTCCACCAGTAGTTTTATAGGCGGTTCCATGGTGAACCTGGGCTCTTGAACCACAAAGCATTTCATACTTTTGCCCCTTAATAACATACTTTCCTCCAGGTGTCTTATTATAACGCGTCATTTATAGTATATGGATAGAAAATAATATTTTTTCCTAAAGATTTTTCTTTCAAAAACGATTTCTCGGGGCTACTCGCATACCCCCTGGCTGACCTTGCATTGTCCCTGGAAATCCTTCTATTTGATTATTATTGTAAGCACAAAATGAACCAGTCGATATTCCATATTGTATAGGTCCTTGCCCTTGCCCTTGCCCTTGCCCTTGTCCATTTCCATATTGCGTTTTTCCTCCTAAACCTTTTACATTCGATAAAGTGTATAAGAGTTGGCTCTGCGTATAAGTTCGGTCATTTGTGCTATTGTTTAAATAAAGGTCGAACTTTGTTTGATTGCATTTATAATTCACTTTACTATAATTGCTATTACGGGCTATCTTTAACGTTTGCAAATTTTGACATCGTATAAGCTGACCTGCAGTATCATTTCCGCCAGTTCCAGGCATGAAATATTGTGAAGAGCCTGACATCTACTACTATTAATAAAAGAGATTTATTTATTTCGTTTTGTTCTTCTTTGTTTTCTATTTTCTTTCCTTCTTTTATTCTTTCTTGTCTTTTTCTTATTTGTTTTCTTCTTATTTTTTCTAATTGTTTTTTTACTCGGTTTTTTGCTTTGTCTTCGTTTTCTGGTGCCACCACCTTGTTCAGTGTTCATTGATTCATCATCACTTCCAGTTCCAACTGCACCTTCACTTCCACCCTCACTTCCACTTTCAAATACAAATCTAGGATCACTAACTATTATGTCTAATCCCTCTCTTAAAACTTGTAATCGCTGATTTGCTGTCCGACGGTTACTTAAAATTGCGGATAGTTCATCTTCCAATAAACCCTCTTGCTTAGCCTGTTCTAATAACTCACTTAGCCGACTTATTTCTTGGGTTACATGATGTATTTCCTCATTAATTAATCCTATTGTAATCAATACCTTTGCTTTTGCCTTTGCCTTTGCTTTTTCTTTTATTCGTAGTTTTAATGATACTACTTGTTTTGTTATTTCACTTTCTAATGGCTGACACTCTTTTTCTAGAATCTGTTTTATTCTGGTTAAAATAGTATATTTATCTAAACAATCGACCTCTTTATCTTTACTTATGGTTCTCGTGTGAATTTCAAAGGATCCCGATGATGCCTGTGATGCCGGCGATGCCTGTGTTATTTTAAATGGTAGACTTGATGAGGAAGAACTTGATGGTACATATGGCGTATTGACAGCTCCAACAGTATTCGTTCCTATAGATGGTGGTGTACTTGATGAGGAACTTGATAATAATGCAACTGGTGAATCGTCATTTACAAAAGTAGATTGCCCACTGAATAATGGTGTAGATACTCCACCAGCGCCAGCATGTTCTGATTGATTAATGTGTTCACCTTCAACACAACATATATTATTTTCAGTTAAAATATCTAAAAAATTTATCGTAGTTACATTTTGGTCAGTTGCATCATTTTTATCTACAATTAATATATTTTTTTTGTCATCATAATTAAAATTTTCAATTTCATAAAAAGCTCTATAAAATAATTCTATGTTATCATCCCCAATATACATTTCTTCGCAAGAATCAAACTCTCTATCATCTATAGCATCTATATAATCATATAATCTTCTTAATAATATACATTGTTTTTTCTTTTGTAGTTTTCTTATTTCCCTACGGTTAGCACCTCCTTTCATTCCTCCTCCCATTCCTTCTGCCAGTTCCATACTTTCACCTCCACTACTTTCACTACTTGGCGATGATGAAAATATAAGTTTATCAGCTGTTGTCTCTTCCTCGCATTCTTGATAAACAATAGATAATATTACATTTTCTAAATCATTAACCATATTATGTTCAATATCGTCGTCATCATCAATAATTGGCTTCATACCTTCATGTATATGCATCAACTCATTAACTATTTTAACTGACTCTGGTTCATCAGAGTTGACAATAAAAAACGGTATTGAAAAAAATCCGTGTAAATACTTTATTTCATTATTATTATCCATTAAATTGATTAAGGTATGCATCATTGAGTTCAATATTTTGTTTACAACTTCTTTGTCAAATCGTAATAAAGCATCTTTTAAGTTCTGTAATCTATTATCACATAATGTTTCATGCATTATTATATTCATTTCTTTCTTTGGTAAATTTTTCAATAAATCGTTACCCATTAATGACGTATTATAAGTTAAATTACAAATACGTGTAATATCTCTAACAAATTTATTTGACTCACTTATAGTAACAGCATCGGGGTCATTATAGGCATCTATCCAACTTAAAAAAGTAGTTAATTCGGATAAAAACCCTCTTTGAAACTCTAAAATTTTTTCCAAATTAATATCATATTTTTTAGCAATAATTGTTTTTTGTTTTTCTGGAATAGCCTCTTCTTCTCCTTCTCCTTCTCCTTCTTCTTGTCTTAAACGTTTTTTTATTTGCGTTTTTTCCCCAGAAAGATTCGGATCTACACTTATTGGTGATTCCATTTACTTATTATACTATATTATGATAATAATACTATAATATTGTATTTATTCATAGGTGTTTTTGCCTTTGTTATTAATAACGTCTAAACACAAATATTTCTTTATTTTGATTCGTGTAAAATACACTGATGCCTAAATATAAAGCAAATGCTAATAAAACGACATCGTGTGTTTCTAAATAATAATGATTATCTCGAGATAGTATAACACGAACCCAGTTATAATCGTTTATTATTGTATCAGGAGGACCACCTTGCGCAGCTGAAGCACCTTGAATCGGTGTTATAATCGTGTCATCTGTGAGTCTATGTTGATTTAAGTGATTTTGATGAGGAAACAGTAAGACACCTCCACCTCCACCTCCTAATGGTGGTTCTTGTATATTATATTCCGTATTTACATTTAAATCTCTAATCCGTCCATTATTTTGAACACAAAATCTATTTCCAATGTCAATTAAATTTTGCTGCTGTAAACAAATTCCTTGAAGCTCATCCCCTGAGCGTTTTCTCTGAGCATAATAATTAAATAAGTAATGAGCAGGGTCGTTCATAGGTAAAAATGATGGAATACTGCCTCGCTGTCTGGGTAAAAATAAAGTATTTTTACGAATTAATTTATGCAATGTTGTTTTGTTATTTTGTTTTGTTGGATTATCAATGACCTCACTAGTTATATTAGTTATGTTAGGGTTATTAGCAGTAGTAGCAGTAGTAGCATTGATCCCCGGTGCGGTTCTATATTTCCATACCTGTTGAACTTGGTCTTTTTTTCCAAATGGCACACACGTTATTTTTACCTGATTTTTTGAAAAAAAATCAAATGCCCGGGAACCTTGTTGAGAAGATGTATAACTCTTATATGTTTTGTCTGGTGTAATTTCTCGAATATTTTCAACAATGATTCCACTTTGACTTGCCTCTTTTGCGCTATGACCTGCTGAATCACAAACATTTTCCAAACTATGTAAATAAAATACTCTTCTATTATTATCCTCCGGTCCACTTGATAATTGTCCAATAATTCCATAAAAAGTAGCATCTGTCATAATAACATTATTATTTTCTAAGCCCAATGCATCGAATAAATCTGACCCATTTAACTCTATTTTTGGTTTGTATTTTTTTTCTTTTTTTGATGATGCAGTAACCCCCTCATACCCTTGTATACCGTGATATGGGTCTTTACCTTCTGCAATATTATTAGCCATCTGACTAGCTTTAGGGTCACCAATTACTTGCCACATTAAATAATTATAATTATTATTGGTTCTTATTTTACTAGCTCTTATATTATTAAAAGAAGTATTAACCTGAGTTTGATTCCGAGATGCTTTAATATAAGCTAGTAACATTTCTCTTTTTTTATCAGGTTTAACATAAGTATCATAGCAATCTTGTCCTAACACACTATTTAATGAATTTGATAAAACCATATATAACATATGTATCTCGTTTCCAGTAATATTAGTTAGCAGTGGTCCATTGTTTGGCGCAGGTAGAGTAGCCCCCGTTACTGGATATTGTAAGTCATATAAAGCATTTCCGAATTTATCTACATATCCTATATCTACACCAGCCCCACTTAATATATTATCGTGTTTTGCATCAGCCACTGAAAGAGTACTAAAAATCTTAATATCTGGTGATGCAGTTTGGAATGATTGTTGAGCCATTTACTTCTTCTATGGTATATAAACATATTATTTTATCATAGACTCTTTATAAAAAATAAAATTGATTATGAATAATACCTAAAAAATTATTGATAATCATAGTTATCACCATGTCATCTAGTGACGCTCTCTCTGCTAAATACCAACAAAAGACCGATAAACAGCATATTCTCGATGCGCCTGATACTTATATAGGCTCTGTCGAGACTGTTGATTCTCATGTCTGGATTTACGACTCTGAAACAGGTCGCATTCATGAAAAAAATATTAGTTATATTCCCGCTTTATTCAAACTCTTCGACGAAGGTATTGTCAACTGTCGCGACCATGTCGTCCGCATGTTGCAAGCCATCGATAATAAAGTTCCCAATTCTGTTCCCGTCTCTAACATTGATATCTGTGTCCTAGAAGATGGGACCATTATTATGACCAATGACGGCAATGGCATTGATGTGGCTGAGCATCCCGAATACAAAATCTGGATTCCCGAGCTCATCTTCGGCCACTTGCGCACTTCTACCAATTACGATAAAAGTGAAAAGAAAATCGTCGGCGGAAAGAACGGCTTTGGTTTCAAGCTAGTTCTCATCTGGTCTACTCAGGGTTCTATAGAAACTGTTGACCATGTCCGTGGTCTCAAGTATGTCCAACATTTCCACAATAATTTGGACGTTATTGACAAGCCTATTATTACCAAGGTCGCCAAGTCGGCGAAGCCTTATACAAAAATCACCTTTAAACCTGATTACGCTCGTCTCGGTATTTCCGGTCTAAGCAAGGACATGGTGGCCCTCTTGAAGAAGCGTGTCTACGATATCGCAGCCATTACTGATAAGGACATCAAAGTCAAATACAATTCGGTTCAAGTGCCTATTAAGAACTTTCAGCAATACATTGACCTCTATATCGGTAGTAAGGATGTGTCAAAGCGCGTCTATGAAGAGTGCGCTAACAATCGCTGGGAATACGCGGTGGCCTTGTCGCCCAGTCATGAATTCGTCCAAGTGTCGTTCGTCAATGGCATTCACACCTCTAAGGGTGGTAAGCATGTCGAATATATTCTAGGACAGATTACTCGTAAGCTAGTAGCATTCATCGAGAAAAAGAAGAAGGTCGTTGTCAATGCCAATTCTATTAAGGAACAGTTGCTCCTCTTCTTGCGCTGTGACATTGAGAATCCGGCATTCGATAGCCAGACGAAGGATTTTATGAATACACCATCGAACAAATTCGGCTCGGCATGTGTCATCTCAGACAAGTTCATCGAGAAGCTGGCCAAGATGGGCATCATGGATGCTGCGTGTGCTCTAACAGAGGTGAAGGAGAACAAGGCCGCCAAGAAGACCGACGGTTCCAAGACGAAGAGCATTCGTGGGATACCCAAGTTAATCGACGCCAACTGGGCCGGAACCGAAAAATCTAGTCAGTGTATTATCATCTTTTGCGAGGGTGATTCAGCCAAGGCTGGCATTGTCTCTGGCTTGTCCTCCGAGGACAGGAATACCATTGGTGTGTATCCTATGAAGGGAAAAATTCTCAATGTGCGTGGTGAGCAGGTGAAGAAGGTTGCCGAGAATAAGGAGATTGCCGAAATTAAGAAGATTCTGGGTCTGGAAACTGGTAAGGAATATCCGTCTATGGCTGAGGTGTCTAAGTCACTCCGTTATGGGAAAATCATCATTCTCTGTGACCAAGATTTGGATGGCTCACATATCAAAGGCTTGTGCATCAATCTGTTTCAAACCGAATGGCCCAGCTTGGCGCAAATCCCCGGGTTCATCGGCTTTATGAACACGCCCATTTTGAAGGCCAAAAAGGGTTCCAATGAGCTCGTCTTTTATAATGACGGTGAATATGAAGCGTGGAAGGCGTTGAATGAAGCGGGCAAAGGCTGGAAGATTAAATACTACAAGGGTCTAGGCACCAGCACAGGAAAAGAATTCCGCGAGTATTTCCAGAAGAAGAAGTTGGTCGGATTTGAACACTCGGGCAAGGAGAGTGACGATGCCATTGACATGGTGTTCAATAAGAAACGCGCCGATGACCGCAAAGATTGGCTCGGTGGATACGACCGCGAAAGTTTTGTGGATACGAATCAAGAGACCATTGTATATGAAGACTTTATTAATCGAGAACTCATCCACTTTTCCAAGTATGATTGCGACCGCAGTATTCCCAACTTGATGGACGGTTTGAAAATCTCTTTGCGTAAGATTCTGTATTCGGCTTTCAAGAAAGGTCTTACTCAAGAAATCAAGGTGGCGCAATTTACCGGCTATGTCTCTGAGCACTCGGGCTACCATCATGGCGAGGCGTCACTCAATGCAGCCATTGTAGGCATGGCGCAAAACTTTGTCGGTTCCAACAATATCAATCTGTTCCTGCCGAACGGCCAGTTTGGAACGCGCTTGGCAGGTGGAAAAGATAGCGCATCAGAAAGATATATCTTCACTGCTCTTAATAAAATGACCCGCCTCATCTTTTCGGATCAAGATGACAAGATACTCAAGTATCTGGAGGACGATGGTTTCCCAGTGGAACCACTGTATTATGCTCCCATTTTGCCGATGGTTCTCGTCAATGGTTCCAAGGGAATCGGCACTGGATTTAGCACGGATATTATGTGTTATAATCCAGCCACCATTATCGGCTATTTGAAGCAGAAACTTACTAATACTGTTTCAAATGTCCCTGAGTTTGTTCCTTATTACGAAGGATTTACTGGCACTATTGTGAAGATTGCTGAGGGGCGATTCTTAATCAAAGGCAAGTATGAAAAGGTCGGTGTTGACAAGATTCGTGTGACGGAACTCCCTGTTGGCTCGTGGACGGACGATTTCAAAGAATATTTGGAGCAATTGGCTGACACTGTGGATAAGACGGGAAAGAAAGTTGTCCCTATTGTTAAAGATTACGATGACATGAGTAAGGATACCACTGTTGATTTCTTGATTACTCTGCAGAAGGGTAAGTTGGACGAGCTGGAAGCGGTCAGTTTGGATCATGGGTGCAACGGCTTGGAGAAACAATTCAAGTTATACACCACTGGTTCGTCATCGAATATGCACTTGTTTGATGCTAATGATAAATTGAAGAAATATGCTACGGTTGTCGAGATTATTGATGATTACTTTGTTACCAGGCTACAGTTGTTCCAAGTGCGTAAGAATTACTTAGTAGCGGCTTTGACAAAAGAGTTGCTTCTCTTGTCAAATAAGGTGAGATATATTAAAGAATTATTGGAAGGGACGATTGATTTGCGTAAGAAGAAGAAGGACGAGGTCATCCTATTGCTAAAAGGCAAAGAGTATGACGTAATGGATGACGACGAAGAATATAAATATTTGGTCAAGATGCCAATGGATAGTGTGACGGAGGAGAATGTTATCAAATTGGAAAAAGACCATTGTGACAAGGTTTTAGAGCTAGAGTTCGTTCAAAGCCAGAGTCCACAAGCTATGTGGCTAACAGAATTGACAGCCTTGGAAAAAGAGTATTTGGTATACAAAGAAGAGAGAGAGAGGCTGTCATCGGGAACCGCGAGTGTGAATAAAAAGAAGACAGTAAAGAAGGTTCCTAAGCTGATTCTTAGTGAAAAAGATAAATAATATTAATCTTTATTCATCTTTATTCATCTTTATTCATCTCCATCTTCATCACTAACTCCAGTTAAATCCTTAAGAATACTTTTATTTTCATAAGATGGGGGTGATATAATATCAGATAGTTTTTTAACTGTTCTTTCTAAGTTTTCTTGATCATTGTGTGTTTTATCAGTGACTGGTATATTTTTAAGCTGTCTAATTATTCTAGGTATAGTTATTAAAAGTGCTCCTGTTAATTTTATTGCACTTTTACAAAATGCAGTGTTACTAATAACCATACTTTGTAATAATTTTAGTCCAGTACAAATTTTTTTATCTTCTTCGCTTAATTTGGATTCACTTCTTAAAATCAATTTTACATATCTAGAATTTAATAAAGGGATTCTTATTTCTTCATCAAATCTTTGCATTGTTTCTGAATCTATTTCATAAATACTTTTATCCATATTAACATATCTATGTTCGTACGTGTTAGTTATAACAATTAGTTCTCTTGTCCCAGGGCCTTTTCCTCTCTTTACTCTTGTTGTTCTTTTATTACTTCGTGCCTTAGAAGAAGTCTTATTTCTTTTTCTTCTTGAAGGCATATATTATAGTATACTATAATATTTATTTTTATTAATAATCAGATTCTCTATCTGTGCTACCTTGGCTATCTCTGCTACCTTGGTTAGCATTATCCTTAAATTTTCCAATATCATAAAAGCGTATTTCCCCATTAGGTTCATATGAATATTCTCTATTATAATAAGCCTCTTCACGCATCGGTTTTGGAGATTTTTTTGAAGGATTGTCTATAGCGAACTGGGCTCTAACTCTTTTTTCCTCTTCTAATTCTTGTTTACTTTGTGCTTCTCCTAAAGATGTTTCTATCAAAGGTCTGGCTTCGTTAATAACTTTCTGTAACTTATCTAGACTTTCACGCAATATATCTAAATCTTTATGTTCACTACTTTTAAACATAGACATCATAGAAGGAGTCTTTTTATCAGTTTCAACTTTATTATATGTTCTTTCTAGAATGTCAACACATTTTTCTATCGCATCCCATAAAGATTCTTTATCCATTATTTGAATATTTCTCAACTCTACTTTATCCGCTTCTGATATCTTTGTTGCTTTTGTCAAAGGTTCTATTACAACTTGTCTAAATTGTCCAGAGTAAGTAGTTTTAATGTCTTCATCAGTTTGCGCTCTAATATTAAGAATAAAAGTTGGAATATCTCTCTTGCTTAAATTATCTACTATTTTAATTAACTCTTGGGTTCCGGGTCCACTGCCTTTTTTATTTAATCTTCGGGTTCGTCTTCGTCTTCTTCCGCCCTTTTTAGAAAGCTTTTTCTCTCTTCGTCTAGACACTCTTTTCTTTTGACTAACTCTTCTTTTAGAAGGCATACCTATACACTAGTCCTATATTAAAATATATTTGAAACCAATATAAATATACCCTATAATACTGGTGTATATATGATGTTTTCTACGCGAGCACTATCCAGACAAGTAAGAACTTTCTCTACTTCTAAATCTCCTATTTCAGCGATAGATGTCTTCCAAAATTCATGTTATAAAAAGATTGACTTTAAGATTAACAAGGATTCGACTGCAAAGGAAGCTGTGAATAGATTTACCGCGTTTAATATCGGTTGTCTCGCTGTTACAGACAATGAAAATAACATTGTGGGTGTTCTATCTGAACGCGATTATATTACCAAGGTAGCATCGCTTGGTAAGGTGGGTGAATCTGTAAAGGTTAGCGATATTTGCACCTATGGGCCTAATATCATTGTGGCTAGTAAGACGGATTCCCTTGAATCATGTATGAACAAAATGATGTTTAAGGATATTCGACACTTGCTTGTTATAGATGACAACAATAGGCAAGAATGTATTGGAATGATTTCTATTAAGGATTTGATTAAGGAAATTGTAAAGGATAAGGATGAGATTATTACCCGACTTAGTTTTTTCAATATGGGCAAGGGTGCCTATTTTGGCAGTGAGTAAATAAAAATAGGATTATTAGGATTATTAGGATTATTAGGGTTTATATAATATAATATTTATTTATTGTTGAATGAATATTATAATACTTTTTCTCTCTTGAAGAAAAGGTTTAAAACCAAGGTTGTAATTCCAATTGTTTCTCATTCTCCTTCATATAGACAGGATGGTCTAAGGGTTTCACTAGAGTGCTGACATCATAGCGATATTTCATATATCCTTGTGCCTCACCATATACCTGTGGAATGCAATAGTTTAAGACAATATTATTCAAATTCTTCACTTGTTCACCAATATCACCAGGTAAATTCATTGCACTCTGTAAAAAAACGCTTCGCATAATGATGTTTAAAACAGCCTGGTCTTGAAAGCCTATGGAATACTGTCCATTGGACTTGTTGTAGACTCCATGTTGAATTCCCTTTTGGATTCTAGTGATATTCTCTTGAGAGAAAAAGCTTTTGGATAATTCGGTATCATCCCATAACCCCTCGGTAGGATTCCTAAATGTGACACACTGATTAATAGGAATCTTGTCATACATTTGAAATAAATCTTTTGTTTTAGGAGCATTAATATTCACTCGTCCATTGCTTCTACTCATTGTTTATATTACTTTTGGAAAAAAAATAAATCTATTTACACTATATAGTTTATCCATGGCCAATTTTCAAAGAATCATATTAATGATAGCAGCACTTATTTTTATTATTTCCTTGTCTCTCATAGCATATTCCATGCATAAATCACATAATAATCCAGTATGGCCTCCTGTAGTAGGACAATGTCCCGACTATTGGATCGATTTAAGTGGAAATGGCGACAACTGTTCCAATGTGATGAATTTAGGAACATGTAATCTTAAAAAAATGAACTTCGATGTAGCACCTTATACTGGAGCTGGAGGTGCATGTGCTAAATATAAATGGGCTGTAGGATGCAATGTGACTTGGGACGGAATCACCTCTGGTGTGCAGAATCCTTGCGATGTTTCAGGAAATAGCTAGAAACTAGAAATGAATAAAAAGAAAGAATCTATATTCATATTATATAATAAATATAATAAATATAATATGAATATAGTACCACATTTACCCGATGAATTAGTAAAAGAAGTCTGTTCTTTTATACCATTATCCGTATTGTTATGGACGAATAAGAAGACATATATCAAATATCATATGTTAGTAAAGTATTTGATTCCATCTTCCTTGTATTCTCCTTATACAAGAGACCTTATTCGCCGGGACTCCATCTTTGTTTTCGATTTACTCATTAAAGAACAAGGACCCGTGTGGCTACATTCTAAAAAATATTATTATAATAATATCGTCTATGAGAGCTATTTCAGTGCTCTGTATCAATTAGCAATTGAATATCAGTCATCGCATTGTAGAAATAGAATGTCTGTTTATTTAAAAAAATCAGGTTTGAGTAAAAATCAACATAAAAAGAATGTTGCTAGAAATATAACATGGACCAATTAAATATCAATCATATACTTTCAAGGGAATCGCAAGTTCACACAATGAAACATCTGTTAGACCAATTTGAATTACATAAGAATAACCCTCTTATTAAAAAAGGAATATATGTATACGGCGAGCCAGGCACAGGCAAAACTACCTTTGTTGTCAATATTTTAAAAGAGATGAATTACGATATTATTAGATATGATGCGGGAGATATTCGCAATAAATCTATTATTGACACTATCACAAAGCATAATATGTCGGACAAGAATATCATTAGTATGTTTCATAAAAAGACGAAAAAAATTGCTATAGTGATGGATGAAATCGATGGCATGAACAATGGTGACAAAGGTGGTATTAATATGCTTATTAAATTGATTCGTCCTAAGAAGACGAAGAAACAGAA